GTGGTTGGAATGGCTAAATGAGAAAATAATGAAGTGTAAAAGATGTCAGGACGAAGGTAAACTTTACATGCCGGGAAGGTTTATAAAATGCCCTGATTGTCAATCGCTGACCAACGAAGAATATTTTCGGAGTGCAAACGTCAACGATATGGCAAGGTGCATTGCAACAAAGCTGTGTGAATTAGCAAGGCATGAGTATGGCATTTACGATGTAGTTGATTATGCAACTGTTTTGGAGTGGTTAAAACAACCACGAAAGGAGAAACATAATGGATAAACTTGTAAAATGCAGTAAATGTGGGAGTGACGCTTATATAGATAAAATTTGGCAAGGAGAATCAAGATTTAAAGTTTATTATGACTATTGCGTAAAATGCGAAAATCCAGAATGTGATAACGAAACACTGCTATATGAAACAGAAGAACAGGCTATTGCAGTATGGAACGATATGAATAGTTGAGTGGTTAAAACAACCACATAAGGAGATAGGAAAATGAAAGAACACGGAATATGTGCAAAATGTAAAAAAAGTGTTGGTTGCCCATATGCAGATGACCGCATAAAAGGGTGTAAAAAGTTTGTACTCGAAGATGAATTGGAATTGACTACCGAGGAATGGTTCTGCCAGTTACCAACATCTGAAAAAGCAAAAGTGCTATCCAATGCAACATATTCAACGGCAGAAGAGCCATTAAGCATACTTTTGGGCGGTAAAGAAGCCGAACAAAAGAAGTGGGAGTTATGGTTAAAGGAGGAGCGCCATGAATGATACAGGAACGTGCAGAGATTGTGCATTAAAAGAGAATTGTGCCGAATACAAGGAAAATAAAAGTCAATGTGAGGATTATGAATCATATAACGAAGTGATGACCAACGAGGAATGGTTAGAACAGGCAAGCACAGAAGAAAAAGCAAGGTTTTTTAGTCACGAAATGCGGTGCGAGTTTTGTCCAAATCAAGAACAATGTGATTCTTTAGGAGCTAATTGTAAGGTATTGTGGGAGTTGTGGCTAAAACAACCACATAGGGAGATAGGAAAATGAAAGATGATATAGGAGCAACTTTCGGTGGCATAGACGGCGTGATTCGAGAGTGTGAATACTTAAAAACGAAAGAGCATGGATATTTTGAACGTGGATTTTATGAGGTGCTGATAGCGTATCTGAAAGATTACAAACGGCTAAAGGAGAAATGTCATGAGTAAACATAGTGAAGCGTTTGAAGCATTACTGACGTTGCAAAGATACTGCGAAAACAGGGATTGCGATGACTGTTGTTTTAACCTTGATGGGTATTGTCCTTTTGACACGCACTATGTTTGTCCGAAATATATAGCCGATGATTTACATGAAGAATTATCCAAGAGGGTATATTTCTTGGAAGAACTGGAAAAGGAGATGGCAGAATGAGCGAAGAAAAAATTTGTACAAACATTGGCGCAGATTATGACGATACTGACCAGTTTATCTGTTCCCGTTGCGGAATACATCTGCAAAATTGGGTGCGTGTAGAGATTGACGAGGACGATGGAGATGAAACGCATCATGAGTACAGATTGCGGTACTGTCCGAATTGCGGAGCAAAAATGGAAAATTAAGATTATTGGTGAGGTGAAATCATGACAAAATTAAAACCTTGTCCGTTCTGTGGTGGAGAAGCAAGTACATATGTCGCATATGATGATAACTATTATGTGTGCTGTGATGAATGTGGATGCGGTTTGCCTGTGTACAATACCGAGGAAGAAGCAATCGAAGCATGGAATAAACGTGTTAGCGAGGTGCAGGAATGAGTTATATAATTTACGTTATCGGTTATGGCTATTTCGGTGGGTATAACACTAAATACTACGATATGTTTAACGTTACTGGACTAAAGTCTGCCAAAAAATTAAATGCTAAAGAAACAGAAAGCGTAAAACAAATGCTTAAAAAAGCAGGATATGGTTTTAGAGTTGATGAGGTGGCAGAATGAAACGTATTGAAGCTATGGCAAAGATGGACGAGATGGATGTAGCGCAAGAAATTGTAGAGTTTTTAATCGACCACAAATTTTATTACAAAGATTGTGAATGGTATGACGGACATAGACTGGATGCTGTTTATGGTCTTGCTCAATATCTTGGAGAGGAAGTGGGCGAGGTGGCAGAATGATACAGTTTAGCATTAGTTTAAGCGGTCAGGAATTTACTTCTGCATTAGGTCTTATCTTTGGTTTTGCGGTGTGCATATTGATTTATAAGATGTCCGACAGGTGGATGCAATGAACAACCCAATGGAAAAATGGCGGTGATTCTAATTGAGCGTGCTTTCAAGGAAGCAAATAAAATTTTTAGACAAATTGTTTTTCGATGCTGCGCCGCTGCAGCAGGCTGTCAGTGAGCTGCGGAGTGAGGCGGTAGCCAATGCGGAACAGTCTTCAGATCCCACGGCCAGGCAGGCCGTGGCCGGTATTGCAGAGCTGCCGGAGGCCATGGGATACAAACGGCCGGAAGCGTGGCTGCAGGTGGTGGAGCTAACCTGGGCACGCTATAACAGTGAGACGGCTAAGGGCAAGGTCATGCGTCGCCGTTACATCCGGCGGGAAAGCGCGGAGACCAGCTGCATACATGAGCATATATCTGCTGGCACATACTGGAACTGGCGGGAAGATTTTCTGATCTATGCGGCTATAATGGCAGCGCGCGAAAGATTGTTGTAAAACTATAAGAGTAATTTTGGTAAAAAGCGTGGTATAGTGTTATCAAAGGGATTGGCCTTCACGGGCCAGTCCCTTTTCTATTGGGCGTCGAAGCGGCCATTACGCCACCGGTTTAGACCTCCTGCCGGGGCCGCTGCGCCCGCCAGTGGTGATGATATGGAACATAGCAGAAAATACAGGACAATAGCAAACAGGTTGCTGCGCACGTTGGATGAATTTGCTGAAATAAAAGATTCCGGAGTTAGGATCGCGTATCTTTCCAGCGATGAACCTAAGAAAAAAGACAGACGTGCGATTTTTGCAGAGTGCTGCAAGGTAGATAAAAAATATTCTTGGTGCTGTCCGTATGACTTTTTTATCGTGGTGTACGAGCCGCATGTGATTGACTTTACGGAAAATCAAATTGAAATACTGATACGGCATGAGCTGCATCACGTTGGTATTGATTACACCGGAGACCAGATTAAGTTTTATATCGTGCCACATGACGTCGAAGAATTTTGGGATATTATACGGGAACATGGTTTGCATTGGAGTGAGATAAATGCCGCGGGGGAGCAATCCTAAAAGCAGGGAAAATTTAAAAAAGGGAAAGCCATTTAACGAGGAAACGGCGAGGAAAGCCAACAAAAGGTCCCGTGAAAATGCTGCTGCTATAAAACCGCTGCGGGAGCTGCTAAAAGAACAATGTTCCGAAGAGGACCGGCGGCAGATGAATGAGAATCTCATCCGCATGGCCAAGCATAATATCCGTGCGTATGAATTACTTATGAAAGCCCTGGGAGAGGATCCAGGGCAGAAGGTAGAAGTTTCAGGGAACGCTGGCGGCCCGCTTAACATTCGCTGGATGAACAGCCCGGACGAGAAGGTGGGCGGCAATGGCTGACATTGTTATTCCTTACTATCCCCGGCCAATCTGGCGGGACGTGATCCATCCGGCGCTTGAAAAGAAAAACCGGGCGGTGCTGGTGTGCCACCGGCGTTTTGGGAAGTCGGTCGGCTGCATTAATGAGCTGATAAAGAAAGCGCTGGAAAACAAAAAGCGCGCGCCGCAGTACTGCTACCTGGGACCGTTCCGGAACCAGGCCAAGCTGATTGCCTGGGAATATCTGAAGTATTATTCCAGGGCCATACCTGGCGTAAAGGTAAATGAATCGGACCTTTTCGTGGAGTTCCCCTCTATGCATCCGGGAAGCCCGGGCGCCAAGATCATGATCGTTGGCGCGGATAAACCGGACCGGCTGCGCGGTATCTATCTGGACGGCTGCGTTCTGGATGAATATGCGCAGGTAAAACAGAACGTGTACGGCGAGATTATTGTCCCGGCGCTTACGGACCGAGACGGATTTGCGTATTTTAT